AGACAACTAACAAGGCCACCGCCTTAGCAAATACCTGCTTCAGCATTGCAACCATGCTTTCACGAAAGTTAAAAGTGCCTTCAATCATTTGACTAAAAACAGTTTGGAAGCTGTTGGCCATTTGCAATCCAAAGTTCATCATTTCCTGCTTGGCCCGTGCTAAGCTGTCAGCCGCCTTTTGGGTTATGTCTTGTACCGCCGTGCCCATTTCTTGCAAGCCTTGTATTACTGGCTTGTTACCTTTTGGCGTTAATGGTTCAAGTGCTAACATGATTGCACCGCGAGCGCCTGTCATTTCGCTCGTTAATGTTGCCGCTGCTGATGCCGCGCTTGCCGCCATGTTTTGCAGTCCCGTGTCAATGTCTGCCAACATTCCCTGCATTTTGCCTAGCTCTGAGTTAGCGTCTTGAAATGCTTGATTAGCCGCCTTCTGTTCTGCTATTGCCTTACCTCCAAACTTCTGCGCTAGTTTATCCTTGGCATCCTTTTCTGCTTTTAGCAAATCAACTAAAGCCTGCTGATCTGCAATGGCCTTTTCAACGTTTCGCTTTTGTTCCTCAAGCGTCAAATCTTTGTTTGCCTGTGCTAGCTTCTCAACTGCCGTGGCTGTCTCAAGTGTTTTGCTGTTTAACACAATCAAACCAGTGACGACTAACGCAATGCCCGTGGCTACAATTGAAAAAGGGTTTGCCAACATGGTAGCGCTTAATGCCATAAACGCTAGGCGAACCGCTTGCAAGCCTGACAAAAGCGAAGGCACAATAACAAGCACCGGACCAATGGCCGCTGCAACTGCTGCAATTTTTACAGCTAACTCTTTGCTTTCAGGACTTAGGTTTTTTAAGACTTCAAGCATTGATTTGAAGCCGTCAATTATTGGCGGCATAAAGTCAACAATGATTTTGCCAAACTCCTCCTGCAAGTCACCAAAGGAATTAGCCAGCTGCTTCAGTCCACCCGTCCCGGCCTTTGCGGCTGCCTCTGCACTACCTCCGTATTGCTTCTCTAGCTCGTCAAGTATTACGGTCTGCGCCTCGGCTAGTCTGCCGCTTTCGGTTAGGCTTTTGATTACCTCTTTTTGGTCTTTGCTGAACTGTATACCCGAACGGCTTAACGCTGTCAGGTTTGCAATCGGATCGTTAAGCGCTTTACCTAATTGAATGGACGCGCTTTTCAGGTCGCCATCTAATCGCGTAGCTAAGTCCAGCGCCACCTTTTGCGTGCGTGCAAACTGATCGCCAGCAATGTTGGTAAACGTCAGCAGCTGAGAGGTTGCATCTTTTAAAATCTCCTCATCTCCAAATATGGTTTTGGTTTGCAGGTCAGCGCTCATTTGCTGCAACTGCTGCGAAGTAAAGCCAACCGAGTTGCCTGTTGATTTTAAACCTGCCTCAACTTGTGCAATGGCTTTGGCTTGTTCGTCAAATGCTTTAACTGCTGTAAAGCCAAGCGCCGCAATGGGTGCGGTCAAACCCATAGTCATTGACTTGCCTAGACGCTTTGTGCTTTTACCAAAGTTCTGCATCTTCCGCATAGAAGCGCCAAGCGCTTTATCAAATTGACGGGTCTGCGCCCCTATCGTTACAATTAAGTCATTCAGCTTTGCCATTCGTCGCGTGCTTTAATTCTTGCAATCAATTCCTCATGTGTCAAGTTAAGCGCATTTTGCTTTGGCTTCTCCCATGGAAATTGCATTAAATCCTTTGGCCGCAATTTACGCCCTTTTTTCAGGTGCGGTTGCATGATCATAGAACCTAGCCACCGCGTGCGCTCCCACTCCATACGCTCCCGCATTTCTTCGCTCTCTCTGTTTGCGTCTAGTGCTAGGCTTATTTCGCCAAAGGTCATTGACCAAAACGCAAATGGGGACAGGCGCAAAATGCCCATCCCCATCTTAATAACATCGGCCCAACCTATCTGCTGGTCAGTGCCGTCTATGCTTTTTTTTCGCTGCTATATTCACCGAGTACGTCAAAGCATTGTGTGACGTGTGCTAGTGTAATATGGTCTTCAAACTCATTCAACTCCATATCAAAGTCGATGCCTTCAAAGTCGCAGCCGCATTCTACGCCGACAAAGCACAGGAATGCGCAAGCATCAGCAGACAACTTAGACGGATCGGACAAACTAAACACATTCACTTTTGACTTGCGTTCAAATTTCTTCAGCGCCTTCATTGAGTAGCGAACTGGGTATTCCGTACCGTTAAGTTCTATCATGCAACTGTTTCGTCAATTACGCCACTCAACTCGAATGTAGCTGAGTAGCTTGCTGTATCTTCTGTACCGCCTGACTGCTCAAGACTAGTAATAAACCCGCTAGCTGAAAAGCTTGCTTCACCTGTTCCAAGAGTTGCCTTGCTAAACTTTAAAGTCAATGCGCTGCGTGATTCCCAAGCTGCATACAAATCAATAAAATCTTTGTTACTAGCGTCGACATAATCAATTAAACCGCTGACGCTGATGCTGCCGCTTCGCACGCCGGGCAAAAGCTCACGAAATGCCGCGCTGTCTTTGGTTGTTATGTCAATAGTCTCAGCGTTCAAGGTCAACGACACGTCTGTTGCTGCTGCAATGAGTGTACTGCCAATGTAAACGCCTAAATCTGTGCCGTTAAATATCGCCATCTTGGTCTTGTTCTTTTAATTCAATATCGTTTTCAGCCGCAATATAACCCTTTGCAGCCAGCTCATTTGCAAATAACGGATGCACACTAGGTTGATCGCCTTTCTTCCAGCTGTTGCCTTCTAGCTTGCACGCCTTTAACAATGTTACTTTCATAGGTGCAAGTTAATCAATTTTGCCTTCATCTAAAAAAGCGGCGTTCTACGTTTAGTAGGTGTTGTAAAATGCGTTGATTCTGTTTTCAATATCTGCGCGGCTGCTACTCATATCGTCATCGAAAATGATGATTTCTTGAGTGTTGTGCATTCCGTTCTGATCCGAACCGATATTCTGCGTGCCGCTTAACGATTGCACTGAATTATACGCAGCCTGTGAAGTACCCATAAAGGCAGCAAATTCACTTTTATTTAAAACTCCAAGGTTTTGACCGTTTGAATAAAGGTCTCCCGTTCCTGCTGCGCCACCATTGCCCGCCTGAGCCACATATCGATTAGAACCACTATCCCATAATCCTCTACGATCACCGTACCTGCTACTAACATTGAAAAAATGCGCGTCACTTAAACTTAAATCGTTCGTTAAAGTGAATCGATTATATCCTGAGATGTATTTTACAGCAGGTTTAGAATTTTCCGTTAAAACAGCTCCCGCGCTTCCATCGTAAATTTGCGGCATAACGTCAGAGCCTGTAACAGAAGCCGTATTGGCAGAGGAACTTTGCGAATACCATTTAGAAACAAACCCATTATTTGAACCGCAATGATTACCCAACGCAGTTAAATCCAAAACGTTGTTACTGTCAAACCCTATATCAGCATAAGAAGTGCCGTTATAAACTTCGATGCAGTCGCCTGTATATGCTGTACGTAATTTGCGTAACGAATAGGCAACGGAGGAATTTGTATAAAGGTCAAGCAAAAACCCACTAACAGCTTTATTTGATGACACGGCTTGATAAAAATTTCCCATTAGCTTGCTTGTCTTTCTCCCGTCAACGTGTAAACATTTGATGCGGTTCTCTTTAAACCCATCACCGCGTATTGACCGCCTGAAACTAACGTTTCTGAAGTGTTGACTGTTACTCCTGACGCTGCTACTACCGTCACAGCACCCGCCCCGCGCTGCTCAATAACAAACTCAGCATTTGCATCATAAGATGCAGACGCTGGAACGGTAATATTTACATTAGATGAACTATCCACAACAAGATATTTTGTTGTGTGCTGGGTCGCAAGCGTCGTTGAACTTGCCAAGGTGACAACACTGTAAGTCGTGCCGCTCGGTCCTTGCCCTCCTGTTGCACCTGCTGACCCACCTGTTGAACTAACTTCAAAAAATGCCTGTGTTGCAAAACAACTGCCTGAGACTGTAGTTGAATCAAACGAAAACACTTCAACATAGTCGTTTGCTTGCAACTCAACAATGCAGGTAACCAAATTATTGTTGTCATTTTGCCCCCCTGTATTTCTGATATAGCCGTAACCCTCGCCAAGTAAATTAGTGCTGCCATTCTTTTTAAAGAACGTTGCTGGCGTTGTTCTTGTTGCGGTAGAATTAAACGTTATGTTACTGGTCAATTGATAGTAACCCGTAGCACTAACCGTGATGCGGTTGTTCGTTGTGTCAATTGTAATGCCTGTGCCTTCCGTGTCTGCGCTAGTATCAAACTTTACTTTTTGAGCCGTTGCGCTGTCGAAGTCTTGTTCGCTTGCTCCATCTTTTAAAACCGATGCGCTCATAACAGCGCGAGCGTAATCGAAAGACGTGCCGCCACCGCCTGACTGATCTACATACTCCAGCGCGGTTGCTCCCGTGTTAACTGCAAGCACCTGCCCCGATGTGCCCAAAGATGCCGGTACGTCATTTAAATCCCCAATGTCAGCCGCTGCAATTCGTGAATCAACTGCGCCATCTGTGTAGCTAACCTTAGCAGTGTTTGCAGTAATCGCTGAAGCTTGCCCCGACGTTATGCCTGTCTTTGCATTGTTTGTAGTTATGTCAGAAGCTTGCTGCGTAGTGATGCCAACCTTTGATGTATTCGCAGCTACCGCGCTTGCATCGGTGTAACTAACTTTTGCATTGTTCGCTGTAATGTCTGATGCTTGTTGGCTGGTTATGCCTGTCTTCGCTGTGTTTGCAGCTACTGCGCTTGCGTCCGTGTAACTAATCTTCGCCGTGTTCGCTGCGACTGCTGAGTCAAGTGCAATGTCTGCCGTCCTTGCTATCGTGCCTGAGCTAGTTGGTAAACTAAGTAAAGCGTTTGCGCCGCCAGTATATCGCAGGTATGCATAATGTGTGGCGCTCTTTATATGCAGCTGCGTGCCAATTGGAATATTTAAAACGGCTTCATTCGCTGATGTTGATCCGTCAATATTTAATGCCGTGTAGGCAGTCGTGCCGCTGCCGTCTGTTGCTACAATGAAATCAATATCGCCCGGACTAGTTTCTGTAATAAGTATTTCACTAATGCCCGTCTTTAGTTTTGCCGTCGTCGCGCCTAACTCTAATGCGCTGTTTGTATTTGCGCCGTCATTAATTGTAGTGCTGACCCCTGTTTTTAAATTGGTGTAAAGCACATTCAAAAAGTCGACAGGCTCCCACTTGCCCGTTATGCTGTTGTAGTTAATTACGTCTTTGCTGCCTAAGCCTGTAAGGTTCACATCAGTCAAAGCTGCTAACGATGTCACGCCGCCCGTACTATCAGCCGCTTGCCATTCCTGTTGTGCTGCTACGTACTTAATGAACTGCCCATCGCTTACGCCTGCAATATCAACGTCGGATAGATCGCCAAGCTTTGCGCCTGTAACTGGTGTGCCTGCTGCAATGGTAATGTTATCGCGCTTAATGCGAAAGGTATATGTCGTGACCTGTGAGTAACGACGCGGATCGTATTCAATCTCTATGTCTACGTTATTAAACTGTACAGACTCGACGTTGACACCGTTGTATGTGCCGCTGACGCGATCCAATGCACCTCGCACTTTGTCGGCTAAGTCGGCCGCACCGTTATAGCTGTCAGAAAAGCAAATGATTTCCATGCGCACCTCATCCAACTTGGACGGCCCGTCGTGCGTGTCTTCAGGTGCAACGCCCTGCAATTGATAAACAATAAACGGCGTGGCTGTTTCTTGCTCTGCAATCTCAGGGAATATATTTGTGCTGACTATATCAGTAACAGCACTTGTGCTGCTCAGAATACCATATACTGCTTTACCTACGTTCATCACTTATTCTTTTTACGTGCAACCTTTCGTATCTGAAAGTCATATTTCTTTTTCATCAACTTATATGCCTTTGGTGCTGCTTCGCTGATTGACTTAAAAAACACGCCTTTGTTTCTGTTGTTGCCTTTTATGAATTGGTCATCGCCTTCTACGATATTTGCAAACCATGCATCAGCGTCTTTGGGCGCTCTACGTCCTACACGCGGGCCAACCCAATATGTGCTGTGCTGGTTGTCGATGAGCCACACCTTAATGGACCTGCGCATAGTACCGGGCTTGATGTCCAACTTTGCTTGTTTGCCTCTGCGAATGCGTATGGTTTCGCGTGCGTCTTGTATGTTAGACAACATCTCCTTTTTTATCTCACGGCCTGCCGCGCGATGTATCCGCTTCTGTACCTTCAAATCAGATACTTCTTTGCGTAGTGCTTCAAACTGTTTCACTAGCGGCGTGGTATTGGCGTGTATATGTTCCTTCGCCATTACGTCCCTGAAATTTGACAAAGCAAAACAAGCTGATCGTCGCGGCCTATTTCTTCAATGCCTTGAATGTTGTAATACTTAGAATCATAAAGTACGCGATCATCTGCCTTTACGCCACGGCTGGCGGCGCTGCTTCGTATCTTAAACTTCACACGTTGCACGGGCATATCCTGATCCGTTACAATGCGCTCGGTCATGCCGATGCCGTTCTTCATCAGTTCGGCCCATACAGTTATTAGCGTGCTGTAAGTTTGCACGCGCTCGCCGTAAGTGTTAGTGCTAGTCGTGTAACGTTGTATCGTTATCCTTCTATCGCTTTGTCCTATTCTCATCGGTCAGAAATTACACGATACGGATTCAGTAAACTGTGAATAAGGTTAGGCACTTCACTGCTTATAGTACCCACTACTACAATATTGCGGTTCTCATAATAGTGCGCCACCAACAACTTGACCGCGTGCAGTAACCCGTCAGGAATAGAACCTTCTGCATAACCCAACGTCATGTTAACCTGTACTCCGTTGCTTATGTATTCGTAAACGCTTGGCGGTGATACAATGCTAATGCGTGCAGGCTTTCGCTTGAGGTCGGCATAGTATTGGTTTGTCGGCAGCGTGCTTGTTGTGCTTGCCGTTGGGTTGTATGTGATGCTTATGATGCTAGCAACTGGACCAATAGGCACTTCAAACATGCCTTCGAAATTATCTAAGTACATAACAGCAGGCAAGTCACCGAGTTGCAGGTTGCAATAGTTCTGCACGTATTCAATGGCGGCGCTGCGTAGTGCTTCGATTAAAGTGTCTTCGTCGCTGTGGTCAACACGCAAAAAGGTTTTAAGGTCTGCCGTGCTTACAATGCTAGCCTCTGATGCCGTGCCTGTAATTTCTAGGGTATAGTACATGTCGCTAAAATACGGACAAAAAAAAGAGGAAGCCGAAGCCTCCCCTTTCTATTCAGTATTTAACTCTTACGAGTCAGCGCCTACAATCTTAGCTGCTGCAAATGGCAACGCTCCAATTGAGCCTGCTCGTCGCACCTTAGCATCGAAAAAAGTGTCCACCACAATTTTTACTGTACCTGCTGAAATTCCGCTAAACGGATCAACAGTGACGTCCAAGCCACCCCAGTTGGCATAGAACATATCTGACCAGTCACCATAGTAACAGAAGCGCAAAGCGTCCCATCCTGTGGCTGCTCCGAGTGCAACATCAGCACCACCGTCAATTAGCTGTGAAGCGTAAACCGCACCTGCGTCGATTGAAGGAACTGAACCGCTTGACAAGATATTGTAACCAAACATCTGACCGTTGTCGACTAATGGGCTAACGCTTGCAACGTTTGCTAATCCCATCAACTCAGCCATAGCAGTTGGATGCATAACGAACTGTGTGTTGTTCTCTGCTCCGTTTGCTGTAATCTCGCTCCACAAGTTGCGCAAGTCAACAGCTGCTGTCTTTTGCAAGTCATTCGTGTCTACCTCAGTCCCCTTCACAACTGTACCCGTGCCGCCTGCCAAAGCAGTAGCGCCACCGATTCCGTGAACAGCAAGCAAAGCAATCTTATCCTGTACGTTAGCAATAGAGCGTCCAAAGTCAGCTGCAATCACCTCGGCCATGTTGCCGTTAGTTTGGTTGATAGCTTCTTTCGTTACAATCATTTGCTGTGCAATACGCTGTGGGCTGAGAGTCTGCTGACCCATTGCACCAGTATTGCCTGTAAGTCCTGCCGCTTCAGCTGGTTCTTCAGCCGCATCAGTTGGAAGTGAAGGCATCTTAATGTCTCCAACAAAACCATTTAGCTGTGTTGCTCCTGTAGCAGCAAGCAAAGAGTTAGATCGCAAAGCGCCAACTAAAGCAGTCACCTCAGTGGCTACTGTTGTTACTGCGTCATTTACTCCAGCCGCTCCAGCATTTACACCGTACACGTTACGCGCTTCGTTCAACATTGATTGAGGGATAGCAAAGTCACCGCGCAAGCCTAACCCTAAAGCAGATGCCTCGCTGCGTGCTTCCTGTGCAATTTCTTTTTCCAATCCTGTCACGCCGCCCTGTGCTGCTTCGCGCAAAGCCTTGCCCAAATCAAACTGTGCTGTAGCCTTAATGACTTCCTTGTCGCTTCGTACAACTGCATCGGCTGCAACCGCAAGACGCTTGAGGCGTGCTTCGTTTTTTGACAATGCATCGCGCTGCTGTTCAGCTGCTTCAAGCTTTGTGTGGATATCTTGCGTCTCTTCCAATTCCTCAGAAGTGAGCGCCCTTTCCTCGGTTTCCGCGAGGTCGTTGACGTTAGCGAGCTTTGCCTCTAGTTGGCTGATATAGCGTGCCGCGTCTGTTGAGTTTCTAAAATTCATAATCTTTAAAAGTTTTGCGGGTCTTTCCGCTATTGTAGCAAAGGTACGTACTTCGTTCTTTTCGTTTGTTACCTCTGATTTCGTTTCAGTTTCTTCTACTGGTTCAGGCTTGAGGTCGGCCATATTGCGTGCCGCTACCGTAGTAGTTGGGTACGCTGGATAAGTTACGGGCGACACGTCTAGCAGTCGCGCCATCTTTGTCACCGTGCGCATGGTGCGCGATTCATTCCACTCCTGATCCTGTATAGTAAACGCGAAAGAGCTTTGTGATATATCGCCGCGCTTTATGAGTTTGTAAAGGTCGCGCCCGTCTTGCGTGTCTGCCAATGCCGCGCGATACTTTAGGCCGCTCTCGTCAACGCTCAACTCCAACGTGCCGTTCTTAGTGCGTGCCATCGGTGCGCCGTCATGATTGAGCAACAGCCGCACGTCATCCTCCATAACCTCATCGAATGCACCGCGTGCAATCTGTTCTTTGAAATATCCAAGGTCTGTGACCTGCTCAAAGTTTGCTGCATATCCTTCGATAACTAAAGCGTCATCGCCAGCGGCTCGCACTTCGCTTGTTCGTAGTTCTA